AGAGGTTAACCCTCTTTCTATCTTAGCAAAGAGACCTTATACTTCAAGTGGATGGAGAGTGCTAAAGAGCCGACCTACTGGTGGCAGTGGTTCAGCATTTACTACCGGAACAACCGCAGTAGCCGCTAATACTGCTGATTTGTCTACTCCAAGAGCAGACCAAATTGGTGGTGTTGAAGAAAACGCTGCATTAGACGGTGCTAATGGATTTAGGCCATTATCTCCAGAATACGCTAAACTCTATGTTAGCCCTAAGACTGTTGCTCATCTATTTGAGTTCTCAGAATTAGGTATGGAATTAGCCGCTATTGATGATGGGGTAGGCGATATTCGTGCTATTGTCCGTGAAGACATGGGTAAGCACCACGCAGAAACTCAGAGTAAAATGCTAGTAATGCCATTTGAGTCCTATGATGATGGTACTGCTACAGACATTGAGAGAAACTATACTTCTCTTCTAAAGATTGTATCATCTGCTGGTGAAATTGCTGCTATGTATAATGCAAACCTATTAGATACAGGTGCTAACAACGGAGATTCTTCCGCAGTAGTCGCTGATGTGAAGAATATCTTTGGAACATCAAGAACAGTAAGTGTATCTTCTAACTCCGCAACAGGAACTGCATCTTTCTTAGATGCTGAAGTGGACTTTGGTGACGGATATGCTTCTACTGATGCTAGAGTATTAACTCTAAGCATGATTAATAGCATGATTCGCAGAATCCGCCAAAATGGCGGAAACCCGAAGTGCATCCTAACAGGATATGATACAATTCAGCACATTGCTGATTTACTACAAAGTCAAGAGCGATTTATGGATAGAAAAGAAATTGTACCTACCCATAATGGTGTAAAGGGTGTAAAGGGCCAAGAAGTTGGATTTAGAGTTGCAACATACTTTGATATCCCACTAATTCCTGCAAAGGATATGGGTTCGACTGGTGCTAACACAACAAATACTCTAAGTGATATGTTGTTCTTAGATACAGACCATCTATGGCTAGCAGTAATGAAGCCGACTCAATACTTTGAGGATGGAATTAGCAACGGAAACCCATTTGGTGTTGGTAAACTCGGAAATCAAGGAATGTATCGAACAATGGGAGAAACCTGTTGTTCCTTCTTCAAGGGTCAAGGAAAAATTACTAACATTAAGAGTGCGTGAAGGTGATTAAGCATGGCTTTAGCATATACAGTAACATTGCTTGCTGACCATAAGGGCGTAACTGCCCCAAAGGTTATGGGTGATGAATACATGGTGGATGCGTTAATTGACGTAACTTCTATTGTAGCGGCTGGTTCTGTAATACCTGCTTCTGCATTAAGTTTATCATCAATTCATGCTGTATCAATTACAGGATGCGATAATGCTAATGGCGTATTACCATCAGTAGAGATTAGTGCTGCAGGTGCTTATGAGAGTTCAACATCGTTTGCTCTCATGTTTACTGCATTAGACGGTACTAACGCTACATTGTCTAATGACGCTAATGGCGGCTCTGTTAGAGTGAGAGTTTGGGGAAATCTCTGATTCAGTCTAACAACTGAAATACCATAATAATAAATGCGGCTTCATTCCCCCTTAATTGGGGGAGTGAGGTCGCTAAATTTTTTTAAAAGGTGATAAAATGAGTAAAGTAAGATTAAAAAATATAAAACACGATGGCCCTCTTTTATTGAGAAGGGCTGGAACAGTTTATTCTATAACGCATTTAGAAGATACTCAAGTTCCTCTAAACATTGCTATTGGAATGTTGGGAGATGCAGGGTTAAAAGTAACAATTATCGAAGAAGATAAATCTCTAATAGCAAAATTGAGTGATTATGAATTAAATATCTTGAAAAAAGAATTTAATTTAGAAGGTGATTCTAAATCTGTAGCAAATAAACTATTCCCTACAAAGAAAACAGTTTTACCAAAAAAGACTAAACCTGTAAAAACAGCAAATAAGGATATTTCTAAGAAGCCTGTAAAAGTAGTTAATTCTAAAAAAGAAAGCAAAACTACTGATGAATCTTCTGATTCAGCATAAGGTTCATAAGGGAAATCTATTATGGGATAGTGAGGGTTGAGAATGGGAAGTCCATCATGCACAACAAGTGGTGTTATATCAGCATCAAAAGTAGTATCAAGTGATAGAACGAAGTTAATTAGCATTTATGCTACATCAACCTCAAATGCATTATTCACAGTTAAAATCTGGGATAGTGCAAACAGTACAACAACAAGCAAAAAAGAAGTAGCCCGTCTGAATCTTCATGCGGGTGGCACTGCTCAAACAATTGAGTATGACTTTCATGGGGCAATTTTAGCACAAGGACTTTATGTTGAATTTTCAACAGGTTCAGGTTCAGTTACTGTTAATTTTGCATAGGTGATTAGATGCCAAGTTTAGAAGATGATACAAGATTAGTAATGACGATTTTATTTGTTGGGGCAGTTAGTGGAGTAAATATTTACTTTTATACCCAATATGGATTTATGTTCCCGTATGCGGGATATACCCATGCCTTATTGTTTGGGATATTAACAATAGGCGGGATAATGATTTTGAAAGCAATATTTGATTTAGTTCTATTCGATAGAATTGAAGACTTATTGTTACAAAGGAAAATAGATGCTTATTGGTTGAGAAAACAAAAAGAAGAAGAAAATAGGCAAAGAGTTAGAGATACTATGCGCCAATATGAGCAACAGTATACTCAAAATCAATTTCCTCAACCACCACCACCACCCACATACCCTGAAAATACAATAAGTCCTACGTTTTTAACAGTAAATGAGTGAGGCAGATGGTATCAGAATTGTTAATGGGATTCGATGAATCTACATTAGCATATGATTTACAAAGAGCGCATTCTGCTGATGTTTGGTTTTTAAGGGCCAGATTTTTTATTTGGGGAACTGCGGCTTCTGTCGTTAGTTTTGCGATAGGCCATGCTTTACCTTTTTACGGGGTAAATATATATGGTTCTATTTGGGGTGGACTAACTAACTTTTGGAATCATTTATGGTGAATAGGATGGTAATATTAAATGTCGTTAATGGCGGGATTCATAATAGTTGTAGCGGAGAATTTAGGCAAATTGTGGAGAAGAGTTCATTCAGTTCCATTTGGAGTTTATGGTGCAACACAGGTAGGAAAAACAACATTACATCATCAATTAAGGACTAGAGGAGAAGTACCGGATATACAAAATAGAACTGTTGGGAGAGAAAGAGCATTAAGAAAAACAATTAAGATTGATGGTGATGTTCATACAGTAAAGACTTCTGATGTTGGTGGAGAAACAATATATTGGACTGAATGGATAAAGGACATGAAAACAAGGAAAATAAAGTATATTATTTTTATGATTGATGATAGACATATGAATAAACATTATGATATAGAACAACAATTATGCTGGACATTTTTAGTAGATACGATATGCTCTCCTTATTGGGATAAAGACACAAAAAAACATAAAAAGAAATCACATGATTATCCGGTTGCAGTAGGTATTTGGGCAAATAAATATGATATATGGAAAGATAGATATGAACATGAAGGAGAAATGAAACATCATCCTATATTTGAACCTTTTAAAAGTGGAATGGCTAAATTAAATGATGCAGGAATACCTTGTTTTAAATATATAGTAAGTGCTAAATCAGACCCCGAAATGGTATATCGTGGAATAATGACTATGATAAAAGATTATTAGGTGAATAATATGTTTCAACAACCTTCATTAATTGGTGCTGGAATAGATGCTCCTAATAGATTTTTACCTAAATTAGAACAGGCTAGGTCAAGTGGCCCAGTTGAAAAGTTTGAGTATAGTAGTATTAAATCCAAAAAACAACTAAAAGAAATAAGAAAGGTATTATTACCAGAAAAGAAAAAATTCTTGTTTTTCAAATGGGGTGCTAAATATGCATTACAAAACCATTGTGTTGTTTGTGGAACTTTTCATCAATGGGATATTTCAGACCCATTAAGACCCGGAATACCTTTAACAGAAGTAACTAAAGGAAAACCAATTAGAGGAACTTATTGCCAAAAACATGCAGCAATGTGGAAACAAATGGAAATGTTAGAACAACAGATTTTAGCAGAAGAAAGTGGTTTAGAGTTTAGAGGTTATATTCCTAAGCCTAAAATGCCTCAAATGTTTACAGGGAATACAGGGCCTTTAACTAGATTAAAGCGAGAAGATATTGCATCATTAGCAGCATTAGGATGGACAATAAAACCACCTAAATCAGAAACAGAAACTTCAACAGAAGAAGTTTATAGATTACTCACTGAAATGAAATCTAATATGGAAAGAATAGATAATTTAATTTTGGTGCAGAATACAAAGATAGGTGACGAATAATGGGAATCTTAGGAACGAGTAATGGCAATTTGGCTAAACAGATAAGTAATAGTAATAATAGCACTTTTAAAACAGTGAATAATTTACTAACTTTGCAGGAAAATCATGTTGAAGAGTTTTTTCAATATCATGGTCCTGAGTTTTTAGCAGCATTAGAAAAATTAATGGAAGATGTTACTGCTAGAGTAGTATCTGGAATGTTATCCAAATTAGAATTTAAACAGGATGGAACTACTATTAGTGTTAATAAAGACACCTTAAGGGAATATGAGAAAATTACTCAGGAAAACATTGAATTAGATTTACAAGCATTGTTAAATTCGGCTATCAATTCTGAGGTAGTTATGCAGCGTAAGTTAGCCAAACAGCAATACCTTGAATCACAAGGTTTTGCGCCTCCACAGCCTAATAATCCTACTAATGCGGGTGCGATGCCTATGGCTCAAATGGGGGCTATGGGAGCAGTAGGAGGGGCATCTATGGGGGCATATTCGGGGATGAATCAACCTATGCCTCAACAATCAAATTATCCGGTTCCTCCGGCTGGTCAAGATAATTATGGCCGCCCATATTGGATAGACCCAAATACGCAACAAATGACTTTTGAACCTCCTTCTAGCGGATTACATTTAGGACAAACAATGATGAATGTAGCGCGTCAAGGTGCTGCATGGGCTAAATGGTTGGCTTAGGTGATTTAAATGGAACTAAATCTTTTTGATGGTCAAAAGGATTTAAGTGAAAAAGAAATTGAAAAACGCTATAATAGTCATATGCTTGCATACTTAGTGAGTGATTATTCAACTTCTCTTAGAGAGATAGATGATAATTTTTTAGAGGATTTAGATGTTGATGAAGTAGTTTCCGAAGAAAATGAAGATAAATTAAAAGATATTATAGAAGGCGAATTAACAAAAGTAGCAAACACTGACTTATTAGATTTCTTTACTGGTGAAGTAGCAAAAAAACTAATAGATGCTGGATTAATTGAATCTAAAGAAGACCTTCAATATAGAAAAACTTTATCTGATAAATTTAAAAATAAAGATATATTAGAAGATTTGACTGTTTCTAATTTAACTGATAGTTTTATTCGCGGAAAATTATTTGGTGTTGAACGTATTGCTGATTCAGAGAAAGAGGTCGAAAAAGGTGAATTAAGAAATGCTATTTTAAATAATAATTTAAAAGAGGTATTTACTAAAGATGAAGATGAAGAAAACCCAACAAACATGCAAATAGAAATGCTTGCTAAAAATGAAGGCGGTAATAAAACTATATTAGATACTCATGAGCAAATAACAGATTTATATGATAAAGCAAAAATTAAATATACAGTAATGTCTGATACAAAAGAAATTAATCTTCCAGCCAATAAAAACACTCCATTTGTTGTGGGAACAGTAAATACTGGACAAATTATAGACAAATTAGAAAAAAATGGAA